AATAAAATCATCACAAAGGGCTTTCCTACGAGAGTCCTTGATGCTGATAATATCGTCAGCTTTAATAGGGAATATTAAAATGGAAACCATCTCTTTTATCTCCGCTTGTGTTCGTTTCTTTGGTGTTCTTCCCGGTCAGAGCAAGATTCAGTTCGGTCAGGAAATCAAGAAGCTGACTCCTGCCGATAGGGAAGAAATGAAGCCGGAGCTTGAGGCAATTCTCGGTGTTACCATTGCCTAAGGGTAAAAGGTAATACAAAGGGTCTTCATTAGAGGGCCCTTGATATTATTTTTCACAACAGGAAAGGAAAGTAAAATGGCAATGACATTGGCAGAGCTTTGCGAGAAGAAGGGAATTGTTCTTTCGTCGCAGAAAAAGAAAATCAATCCAATCATCAAGATTGAAGAACCTAAGAGCCAGAAAGATAAGACTTTCAGTCTGGATATTGAACTGGATATAGACCAGCAACAGGCTGTAGAATTGGCTCTTGCTGGGAAATCTTTCTGCCTGATTGGAAAGGCCGGAACTGGAAAGACAACCACGGAAAGGGAAATTGTCAAGGCAATTCTCCAGAACAACAAAGATGCAACCCACATTTTCCGGATTCAAGGAACTGGAGAGAAAGTGGAAGCCCCAGCGGCGGCAGTTGTTTCTTATACCAGAGTTGCAACTGGTAACAGTAAGAAAGCAATCTGCAAAGACCCGGAGCTTGAAAATAAATTCTACCACAACATAACAACAATCCATAACCTGCTGGAATTTGCTCCTGTTTATTTCTTTGATGAGGACAAGCAGAAGGAAACAATGCGGTTTGTTCCTAACAGGCATTGTGGGAATCCGTTGACCACAAAAGTAATTGCATTTGAAGAATCCTCAATGATTGATCTCACTTTGTGGGAAAAGGTCTATGATGCAATGGCTTATGGCGGGCAGTGTATTTTCATTGGTGATATAAACCAATTACCGCCGGTGTTCGGCCCGTCAATCCTTAACTATGCACTTGTCCAACTGCCTATCGTGGAACTTCGGACAGTGTATAGGCAGAAGTTCAATAGCACAGTTCTTCTGAATGCACATAATATCCTCGAAGGAAAGCCGCTTACAGTTGCACCGGACTTTAAGATAATTGAAGGCGGAGCAAAGCAACATGGGCAAATCTTAACAATGCTTATGTTTGCAAAGAGTGTAGAAAAGTGGCTTCAGGATGGAACATACAACCCAGCGGAAGATATTATCCTTTCTCCGTTTAATGTGGGAGCACTTGGAACGGATAATATCAATAACCATGTAGCAGATCTGGTAAATCCTGGGGAAGTGCATGAGATAATTGCCGGAGTTCGTAAGTTCTATCTGGCGGTTGGCGATAAAATCATGTATGCAAAGCAGGTTGGGCTTGTGAAAGGAATCCGGAGAAATGGATTGTATTCCGGGAAATCCACAAAGCCACCGTCATTCCATATGAATCGTTTTGGGAAGATGAAAGATGAAGAAGACCTTTCCAGTGAGGAACATGATATTTCCAGTGAAGAAGCAGATATTCAATATGACCTGGAAAAGCTGACCGCAGCAGAACTTAAAGAATTGACGCATCAGGCAAGTCATGTTGTAGAGATTGAGTTGGATACGGGAGAAACCCTGGCGCTTTCAAAAGCTGGGGAATTGGGGCAGAGTAATTTCACACTTGGCTATGCCCTTACAGTTCATAAAAGTCAGGGTTCTGAATGGCGGCATGTTATTATCCTGCTCCACAAAGACCATTCAATCATGGCATTTAATGAACTTCTCTATACTGCTGTAACTCGGGCGGCCGAGAAAGTTACTATCATTGCCAAGCAGTTCATGATTGACAAAGCAATAGCAACCCGCAGACTTAAAGGAGATACATTGCGGGAGAAGGTGGAGTTTTTCAACAGCAATAAGATGGTAGCAGGAATACTATGCACCAAATGAGTTTCCTGGAGAAACTAGCAAAGAGAAGACAACCAAAGGAACCAACACCTTTGGTTGTCTTATTACATTTGATACTTATATTTGGAAAGGACAAGAGAACACCAGATGCTTTCTGGACTGTGCCGTATTACTTAATTGAATGGCTAAAACCCATATCACGGCCAGAAGCGATAGAAGAAAGAGCATTGTCAGTATTTGAGGGAAATGCTTTGACCCACAGCATTTCTAGAATAACTAACATACCGGAGTCAATTATCGTTGATACAATCAGGAGATTAGAGTGATTGATATAGATTTATCAAACATGGAGGATGATGACGAAGATGAATTTGAAGAAGTGTCTTTCCAGGAAATATTCGGAGAAGCACTTGCAGATGGCTCTTCTAAAATCTCCATTGAAACCACTGAGATTCCCAGAGTAAAAAGGGGAATCATCAATGCAAAACAAAGTGCCAGGAAACGGGCAAACAGAAAAAATATTCCTTGGGATCGAGTAACTCTGGTCTTTGAGGAAACGCCTGACCTAGAGAATAACGGCTTTACAATACTGAAAGTGATAGCCACAAGAAAAGCAGTTATCAGGGTCAGGAAACTTTCAACAGTAAATTTGGAGGATCTTTAATGAATGAAAATGAGCAATTAGTACATGAAATTCAGGCAAGAGTAGCACAGCTTTCGGAGCTTTCCGGAACTGATTTGAAAACAGAAATGGATGATCTGAAAGTTGTGCTCTTGAAAAATCCAGTTGCCTGTCAGCTTCTTCTTCCCGAAGATATTGGTATGATGGTGCGGCATATCAAAAAACTAATGGAAGGGGCAAAGACTTTTGCAGCAGTAAAAGGATCAACAAGCAGGAAGCCGGCGCCGAAAGTAGATCTTTCTCTTGATCTTTCTCTGGAAGGCTTCTAATGGATCAGATCATAGAGTTTGATGTAAAAGACCTGCCAGACTTGAAAGATTGGTTGAAGTCCCAGTTTATTGAATTCAAGCCTGGAGCTGGTTCTTATCAACTAATCAGAATCCAAACCCTCAAAAAGGGTTATAGGGGAATTTATCAATCCCCAAGGGATTCCAATGTTTATCTAGTGGATCACGAACTTGATTCTACAATCAGAGCTTTTCACGCGAGGAGAAAACCATGACAAATACCCTATTTGCAGTTCTGAGAGGAGAGCAATCCTCTCCAATACGGGAACAGCTTTTCAATCTTTTTAATACATCTGGAAGCCAGAAAGCTGTAGCTGAGGAAATCATATCAGTACATTGTTATAGTATTGGTGTGCTTTCTAAAAACCTGAGAGACCATACAAAAATAAAAAGCTTCAGGATCGCTGAAGTAAATTCAATGATTGACCTAAGAAAAGGTTATCCCGAATCCGTAGTGGAAATTGTGTTTGAAATCAAGGAGATTGAAGATGCCAGCTAAAATCATTAACATTGATCTGAGTACGGAAGAATATCTTCCCATCAAGACTCTGATTGAAAGCCTTCCCTATATCAACGGAACTGCAAAAGATAGAACGAAAATGTCAATCGTTCGCTATCTTTCCGCAATCGCACACCTGCATTCCATGATTCTTCCTGGACCTGAGAAGCTGGCGCTTGTCTATTTTCGTTTTGAGCAAGATATGCGGAAGGACAATGATAAGTATATCATCAAAGCAACTCTGAGGATGGAAGAAGAACTGGATGAAGTAACTTTGGATGACCTTGAATAGGCATTTCTGCGACAACCGGCGCCGCAGGCCCCACTTTTACTTTTAGGAAACTAGTTAATATGGATTGGACAAGAAGATTTGGACGTGTAAGCATTTCAATGGAAGCTCATAAATCTATCAGGGAACAGTTGTGTAAAATGCTTTTAATTGTTGAGAAGGATTATAGTTTCTACAGTAAAACAATCAATCTGGTGGCAGTCCATGATTCTTTTAGAGAAATCTCTCATGGTGAGGAGATTCCAGAATACCGGGTTATTGTAACAAAGCTGGATCATATCCACATGCAAGGGCTTTTCATTTACTTTGAGGAAATAACACAATGAAAATCGATTTTATCGGAACCGTGACTGAAAAAGAACTACGGTTGCTGTTTGATTTGACCGCAGATTCCACTCCTGAAACTGAAACCCCAGAGGAAAAAGATAAGCGTTTTAATTCAATTCTTCTTGACTGGCATCAGGAAGTTACCAAAGCATGAAGATACGGCTAAGCCATTCAACAATGGAACTTCTTTTCCTCTGTGAAAGGAAGTTCCAACTTGTGCGATTGCTCGAAGGAGAAAGAAGCAGGGGAACCAATCCCAATTTCTGCTTTGGGCATTCTTATGAAGCTGGCTGTACTACTTATTTCATGACAGGAGATAAAGACAAAGCGATTTTTGATGCATATCTTGCTTACCACGGGATAGAGGAAGAAGGGCACATTGCTGTTCCGGAAGATAAGAAAAAGAATGAGTGGACCGCAGTGAATATGGTAATCTCATCGTTTCAAGAGTTGGATAATCTCCGGGACGAATGGGAGATTGCCATCTTTGATGGAAAACCGGCGGCCCAGCTTTCTTTTAAGATCGAAATTGATGAGGTGTTTTACTTTGTAGGATACCTTGATCTGGCACTGAGGAATAAATATACAGGCAGGCATGCTGTCTTGGACTTCAAAACAACAGGAATGAACCTCACAGTTCTTGATCCACTGTATATGAATAGCGGACAGCTTGTAGGTTACAGTGTAATCCTTGACGCAATTGTTGGGAAGGATCTGGTTGAATACGATGTTCAGTATTTTGTAGGGCAACTGGCTTCTCAGGATGGTTTCACGTCAAAAATAAAACCGCTGACCTTTCAGAAATCCCTGTCTGACAGGCTTAACTTTTTCATTACTCTGGGAATGGACGTAAATAGAATCAAGTCCATGATGGAAATGGGAATCTTTCCGCAAAGAGGAAGTGGGTGCCTCAAATACAATAGGCCATGCCCTGAGTTTGGAACTTGTGGATTACATGCACTTGATGTCCCGAAGAAAGAAGAACCGGATGAGGTTGAATACCAGTTTGTTTTCCAGCTGGAAGACCTAATCAAAGATCACATTGAAAGGATTTAATGATGCCTGAAAAAACCACTGAAGAACTCCTGGAAGAAAGGGGGAAAACGCATGGGGATTTTACCATGCATTCAATCATTACCCAGAGTATCAAGGATTGTTATAGATTGGCTGGAACTTACGATAATCTTGATAGTCCGCAGAAAGAAGCCCTTGATATGATTGCCCATAAAATCGGAAGGATCATTGCAGGAGATTCCAATGTAAAAGACCACTGGGATGACATTGCAGGCTATGCCAAACTTGTTTCTATGAGGATAAAAGAATGATCCTTGCTATCATTGAAGCCGTGGCAATGGTACTCCTTATCTTTGGTTTGCTTGTAATAGGAACCATCCTCTTAACAAGTAGGAGGAAACGATAATGGACATGCTAGCTTTGAAAAAGAAGCGTGACGAAGTATCATCATCTCACGCAATTCTTATTTACGGGGACTCTGGGTGTGGAAAAACAAGATTAGCAGCAACAGCAGCAACTATCCCGGCCCTGAGAAAAATCTATTATATTGACCTGGAGAATGGTAGCGATACAATCCTAAGCATGGGTTTGCCGGATGAGGCACTAGCAAAGATCCAGCTGTATAAGATCTGTGACACAAGAAAAGATCCGCATGCAATGAGCACAATGCTCAAGATGTTCTCTGCACGGGAAGACATAGCTCTTTGTGAGGAACATGGAAGAATTAACTGCTTGGAATGTACGAAAGCAAAGAAGCCAACGCAGACTTTCAATCTTACAAAGATGACCCACAATGATCTTGTTATTATTGACAGTGGGTCTCAACTAGCAGATTGCGGGGTAAATGCCCTATTGAAAGGCCAGCCAGAGGATGCTATACTACAAATCCAGGAATGGGGAACAGTAAATAACTGGTTAAAAAGCATTCTGCAAACTGTTCAGGCTGGAAGATATACCAATGTAGTTGTTCTAACCCATGTGCTTTATGACGAAGAATACTCAGGAACTGGAGTAAACAAGACCCTGATTCGTACCAAAATATATCCACTTATGGGGACTAAAACCTTCTCCACCCAAGTGGGTAAATACTTTGGTACTATTGTTCATCTTGAGGTGAAAAACAAAAAGCATGTGGGAGGTTCTAGCACTGTGTATGCACTTAATACTCAGACCAAATCACGACTTGGGATTAAAGTGGAGGCTGCCAATGAAATAACAATGTCTGAAATACTTGTGAGAGGTGGAATTATCAAACCAATGCATAAGGAATAACATGGAAAAATCGCATTACCCGCATCAACAACCATTCAACGTAACTCCAAGACCTTGCAAAAGCAAGAACAAGAAACCCGTCAAAACCCAAACTTCTAAGAAGGAATCAAAATGAGCAAGAAAATCACTACCCTGCTTGACCTCGAATCTATGGCTGATGAAATTCTTGATGATTTTCAAGAAGCAGCAGAATTTATCAATCCGCCGGCAGGAGATTACAAACTGAAATCCGTTAGCGGAAAGATTGCAAAGTTCGAAAATGATGACGGAGAAAAGCAGTCCATTCGTGTGACTATTGCGACTGTTCAGACTCTTGAACTGGCTTCGGATGAAGAACCCCCTGTTCCTGATGGAAGTCTTTTCTCATTGAGTTTCCAGGGAACAAAAGAAGGGCTTGAAACATTCAAACGCGAGGCCAGAAAAATCACTGGGCTTGATAACATGGATGGCATGACGCTCAATGACATCTTTGAATTGTTTGCCAATGAGTTGGAATTCTATGGTCGCGTCAGCTATAACAAAACCAAAGATGCTCTTGGTAATGTAAAGAGCTGGCTGCGTCTTCGTATTATTCCGGCCCCCGATGCAACTGAAGAATAAGTAACTACGGGAGGGAGATTTTTCTCCTTCCCTTTTCTTGTTTATAGGAAAGGATTGAAAATGAACGCTAAAATGTGCAAGAAACTCCGTAAGGCCCTTCTCAAAGCTGGCTATGTGAAAGTAGAAATGAAGCTGGAATTTGTTTATGAAAAGGATGACTTGGGTATTTCAAGGCCAACGATGCCCAAAACTTTCAAATACCCGAGGGAGTCCTTTCAACGCGCATATAGGAATATCAAGAAACAACATAGCTTCGGGAAATAAGACATGAAACTTCTGGTTAATTATGACCACAGCGAGATGAATTATCTCAATGTCTTGAAATACTATATTAAGGAACAAGGCCATGAAGCTCTTGCTACATCAAGGATACTATCAATCTCCCAGCTTATCGACCTTGCAAAAAGCGGGAGATGCCAGGGGATCTTCTTGTGTAATACAGGGACTCTTAAAAATGTTGTCCCAGGAGACCCCACGCTTAATGAATATCGTGGCAGTCGCCTTGATTATTCAGTTCCTGTTATTGTTGGTAACTCTCTGGCCCAGATAAACACAGTAGACCATGGGAGTTTTCTACTTCAAACAGACTTGGAGAAATTCAAGCATCTCAAAGTAACAACCAATAAGGAGTTCAGATTCAAAGTCCTGGCTACAACAGATACATTTGCACAGGCCAGGATAGTTTTATCAAGTGCGCTGTTTATAGCATATGACATAGAAACCATAACAGTGTCTCCAGAAGGAGAAATAACAGTTGGAGATACTGACGAGGAATCCGATAGTGTAGAGAATGGGACTACTATTATAACCTGTGCTTCATACACAGCTTTTACAAGGCGCGGGGAGTTTATAACGTATGTTCTTCCGTTCTTTAATTTCATGGACCCCCATTGGATTTCTGATTGGGAGTGCAAACAAGCAATTCTGTTTCTGCAGGAAATGAACGCTCTGGATGTACCTAAGGTAATGCATAATGGAATGTACGACTGTCTGCATTCTATAGTCTATCGAGCCTGGCCTAGGAATTTCTGTCTCGATACTATGGGAATGATCCATGCACAATATGCGTCTTTACCTAAGAGCCTTGACTTTGTTGCGTCCATAGTATTACCAGACTACAAGCAGTGGAAACAACAAGCAAAGGAAGCTTCCGCCAGTAAAGACATAAATCAATACTGGGAATACAATGGAAGAGATACATTCAACACCGCAAGAATCTGTCTGCACTATCTCAAATCCCTGCCAATCTATGCTCGACGCAATTATGCGTCCCAATTCAAACTGGTATATCCTTCGCTTTACTGTGGATGCGAAGGGTTCCTCATTGATAATGATAAGAGAAAAGAATTGCGGGCTGAGCGTGAGAAGGAACTAGACAAAGCCCTTGCAGAACTTCAGATAATGACGGATGACATAGGAGATATTACAGCAAAGAAAAAGGTGGGTTTCAATCCTGGATCATATAGGCAGGTGCAGTTCTATATCTACGATATCCTAGGTGCAAAGGATCCAAAGATAGGATACAAGAAACTCAATGGAAAGAAGCAGAGAATAGAAAGGGGAACTGATGAAAAGAATCTATCGGCAGTAGGAGAGCAGCATCCTATCCTGTATGCACTAACAAATAGGATCATCAAGTACAGAGAAAATAAGAAGGCCATTGGAACTTACTTTGATTTCATACAGAAAAACGGGCGTCTGCTTTACAGTATCAACCCGTTTGGAACTGAAACAGAAAGAATGGCCAGCAGGAAATCCAGCTTCTGGTGTGGAACCCAAGTTCAGAATATTCCATACTATGCAAAAGCGATGTTAATAGCAGACCCAGGATACGTTTTATGTGAGCCAGATAATTCACAGAGTGAGGCAAGATGCACTGCTTACTTAGCCCAGGATACGAATCTGATAACAGCACTGGAAACTCCGGGCCGAGATTTTTATAGGACACTTGGGACTTTGTTTTTTGGTATGCAGTATGAGGATGTGACCACTGATTTTCGGAATCTGGTTCTGAAGAAGATTGTTCACGGCACAAATTACATGATGGGTCCAGATACATTCATCGTAAATGCAGGTATTGAGAATCTTTTGTTTGCGGCTAACATCCTTGGGGTTAATATAGGCCCTGATATGTCCCTCAAAGTTTTTGCTTCACATCTGCTTGATAAGTATCATGAGCCATTCAAAAGAATCAGGGCTTGGTATGCAGAAGTTAAGAATGAGATTAGAACCACCTCAATGCTTGTCTCCCCTCTGGGCCATACAAGATATTTCTTTGGAGACATAGATAAGAAGCATCAAATCTTCGCAAGTGCAGTAGCCCATGGGCCACAGAATCTTTCAGTTACTATCCTGAATAAAGGATGGTGGAGACAGTGGCAGCTTCAAAAGAGAGAGCCGGTAGCTTTTAGAATGAAGGCTCAAATCCATGACAGTGCTCCCTTTCAGTACCTTGAAGGAAGGGAAGATATTAGAAAGGAAGCTATAGAATGTTTCAACAATCCTACGGAAGTACGCGGCAGAATCCTGAGAATCCCAGTGGATTACAAGGAGGGGAAAGACTGGGGGCACATGAAAAAAGGATCTTAATTGAGGAGCCTTTGGATAAGTATTTTAAGATACTGAAACTATGCGGGAGATTAGCAGCAGTTGAGATTGATGCTGTGACAGAGGGAAAGGATTTCATCTACTGTCAAAGACTGCTGGAAATCCAGAAACAGATATTTAAACTGGTGGGACTTATAGAAAGTGAGCATCTATAATGAAACATGAATGGGAATTTATGTGGTCAACAAGACGGAGAGCTTGTCATGTTTGTATGAAATGTAATGCCACAGTTATTGAACTCATAGGAATTGCTGGGACAAAACCCCCAGAAGAAGGTTGTGAACCTGGAAATCTTCATGAGATGGCTAAGAATCTTATACCAAAACCTCCTGTATTTATCAGCAAACCACATACACTTTCAAATGATGAACTAGCAGAGGCAATAGAAGTTACTGTTAGCCTTATAAAATCTCTAAGCTCTTTGTTTGTGGACATGCTTAAGGATCATTTGAAGCTTCTTCTTGAAGAACAGGCACGCAGAGCGAAAGTACCCTATGAAAACTTCTTACGTTGAGATACCGAAGGAAGAAAATATTCTCTTTGAGGCATTCAAAATTTGGACCAGGAGGAATAGGATATTAAAGACAGCCAAGTTTAACGCCTGTCCCAGATGTAGAACTCTACAAGTACAACTAATTAACTCTGCATCCTTAGCGAAATGGGAGTGCACAGAATGCAGACATAAGTGGTATTGGGAACCACTACTTTTAATCAGGAGCAACTGAAATTGATACGGAAGATTTTTTCACAAATTATCTTGAGTACGTCAAAGATAATGAAGCGCCGACTATCTATCACAGATGGACGGCAATCTCAATCATTGGAGCATTGCTCGGAAGGAATGTACACATTCCGTTTGGTACTGGAGAGATATATCCTAATCAATACATCATGTTGATGGGAAGTCCTGGGGCTAGAAAAGGTACAGCAATAGCCCCAGGAAAGAAACTGCTTAAAGCTGCTGGATATAACACATTCGCAGCCGACGCAGTTTCTAAAGAAATGTTCCTAGCGGATATGGGGAAAAAGGAGAATGAAGATATAGATCTCGATTTAGAGACCCTAGTATCAGATAGTCCGACAGAGTGTTTTGTTATAGCCGAGGAATTTAATGATTTCATAGGCCAGGGAGACACTCTGTTTATTACCAGACTAACAAAATTATGGGATAACCTAGATGAATTCAGACATCCTAAGTTACACGGCAAGTCCGTATACGTATACAAACCAACTGTCAGTATCCTCGGTGCAAACACTCAACAGAATTTCTCTCTCGCAATCCCACCTGAAGCGATCGGCAATGGCTTCTGCTCTAGATTCTTGTTTATTCATGCAGAGCCAACTGGAAAGTTCATTACATTCCCTGGTCCAGGAGATGAAAAGATTAAAGAGTTTCTAGTGGATAGACTTAAGCGAATTAGAGCGTCGTGTAATGGCCGCATTCAAATTGCAAAGGACGCTTTCCCCATACTTGACAGGATATACAGGGAGTTTAAGCCGATAGATGATCACAGATTCCAACACTATAGCACAAGAAGATTTACACACCTTCTCAAGCTTTGTATTGTTATTGCGTCGTCGAATACAAGAAAGGTTATCACAGCCGATGATGCAATTAACGCAAACACAGTATTACACACTGCTGAAAGGAGAATGCCAAAAGCTCTCGGAGAATTCGGAAAAGCAAGAAACTCAGGTGCATCTGCCGCAATCTTAGACCACTTAAACAGAGCACATGAACCGCAGTCATTGAATGAATTGTGGAAAATCGTATCAAAGGACTTGAATAAGTACACGGAATTACAAGATATAATAATCGGACTCACCAAAGCGGAAAAAATTCAGAACATAAAGATTGGTAGAAAAGCAGGTTACTTGCCTTTGCATAAAGAGCAAGCTGAGTGGTCTAGTGATTTACTTAATTTGGA